TAAAAAGAGAGCGCAAAAAGATGGATCGCCAGTTACATTCTGGCACCATTGAAGGGCAGCACGACGGACAGACAGCAGAGCAAAGTGCATTAGATACCTCTGCTCTGGATGCGGTAAATCGCGATCTGATGATCGCTCGGGCACAACTCGAAGCGTATAAAAGCGGGGTTATTCCCAACGCCGTGGAGGATGCGGTATATCTTGCAGTAATGCAAGCGGAAAAAGCCGGCGAGATGGACGAAGACGGGATTCGCGACGCACTGAAAGAAGTGTTAAAACGGCGCCCAGAATGGCGTGCTAAAAAAGAAGAGGACGCAAAAAGCGGGTTCAAAGTTGGTGTAGATACTTCTGAATCCAGAGAAAAAGCAAGAGGAAAAGGTCTACCAAAGGGTAAAGTTATTTTCTAAGAAAACGAAAGGATGAATGAAAATGGCAAGAACAAAAGCAATTAGTTTATTATCGGGCACGGATACTCCCGCAGATCTGGCGGAGGTTTATGGCTTGGTTATCGAGAATGTACAGAAAAGCACACTGTCTACAGCCCTGAAAAGTCAGCAGTATACGGGAAATCCCGCCGCCGGAAGCGTGGAGTTTAAGCGCTTCGCTAACAGTGAATCCAAGGATTACGGCACAGCACGCTCTGCGGGAAAAGGCGATAAGGTAAAGGCGCCGCCGACTACGGTAAACCTTGATCAGCACAAGGAAATCGTCGAAGAGGTTTCAAAGTTTGATCTGGATACCTTTGGCGTGACCAGTTTAATGCAGAGGCGCGCAGATAACCATGTGCTGAGCATGTCAACGGCACTTGACCGCGCCTTCTTCGCATGTGCAGCAAAGGATGCAACCAAACTCACCCCTGTGGGAAGCACAATTCAGGACATTATGGAGGAAATGATCCAGACGCTGGAAACCATCAAGAACGACTACGTTGACGGCGTTGACAGAAGCTTGATTCGGGTAATTTTGTGTCCTGCGAAATACGGTGCGCTTCGCACTTTTTTGGATACCCAGTCTAATCCGAATGTAGATACGGCAGGAGAAGAATTTGGTTTGTACCACGGGGTAAGGATTTATAGCTGCACGCGTCTACCTACGGATACAAATGGTATTTGTATGGTACAGGGTGCGATCGCGCAGCCTGTTGTGTCGGATCAGTACGGCGCGCCGGAAAAGATCCCACTGTCCAACGATTATGACATCAGTCTGTTTTATGATTACGGCACCAAATCCCTGACACCGGATCTGATGTTTAAATGGGAAAACGCATAAGGAGAAATGAAAAATGGAGAAGTACATCCACAAAGTGACGAGAACCATACTGGAACCGTCGTTAGAGATTGTGGCCAAAATGCTGGCCGCAAATCCCAATTATAAACGGTATGAATCGAAACGATCTACGAAAGAAGAATCCGGCAAGAACCCAGAGGGAAAGAGCGAAAGCGGGGATTGACTTGAATGTACGCCGAGGTAATTGATTACTCCCAGATGTATCCAGATGATGAGACAACAGAAAGTGAGCTTCTGTCCGCGCTGGAAGCGGCGCAAAGGGATATTGACGGCATGACCTATAATCGCATTTGTGCGATAGGTTTTGATTGCCTGACAGCATTCCAGCAGCAACTGATTAGATCCGCCGTCTGCGAACAGGCAAAATTCCGAAGCGTGTATGCTGATCTGCTGGAAAGCCCTTTGCAGTCCTACAGCATAAACGGCGTATCCATGCAGTTTGGCGGAACGGGTCTGATGGATTTCAGCGGAGTCAAGACAACGGCGCATGTCGCAAGTCTCTTGCGGCAGACAGGGTTGTGCTATGCGGGGCTTGACGGGAGGTACTTATCTTGAAATGGCCGAAGTTGGTACCAAAAGCTGTGCGCAATACCACGGTTAAGGTATATCAATCGTGCGGAATCGGGGAAAGCGGCGGCGAAGAACAAAAATTGGTCTTTGACGGAAAATGTAATTACTCCGAAAAAGCGCGACAGATTATGACCGCGGAAAAGCAGCTTGTGCAGTTAAATGCACAAGCTCTTTTTGACGGTGATATTTGCCCAGGAGAGGACATTTCCGGAGAGGTAGAGGTATACGATGGCAGCCTGATCAGAAGGCGCATTTATCGCTTTTCCCGCGGAAGAAATCCGGATGGAACAGTCAATTTTACCTGCTTGGAGCTGATCTGATGGATATAAAACTCGAATTAGACGCCGCTGCAATCAAGCGGCTCGAAGCTGCAGCCGTTACCGCTGCGGGAAAAACGGGAGAAGCTGTTCTGACAGAAATCAGAAGCGCACAGGTTATGCCGTTTGACAACGGTACCATGCAAAATGCAGACACATATGCTACAGACCCATATCAAGACGGCGATTCTCTGTGTGTGGATATCATCACAGATTCTCCGCAGGCGAGACGTCTCTATTATCATCCGGAATATAACTTTCAGACAGTCAATAATCCGAACGCAGGAGGAGAATGGCTTGCGCCATGGCTGCCGGGAGGAGAAAAGGAAGCGTTTTCCCTTGAAGCGTTTCAGGAGATTTTTAAAAAGGAGGCAGGGCTTTGATGCTCACGCTTGCACATGTGAAAGATTGGATCAAGACAATCGCGCCCGAAACGGTCGGCAAAATCGCAGTGGGCACCATTGATGCAAATAAAGAGTATTTTGTCGGCGTGTATGACGGAAAGCGTTCGCCGCCCGGCCGCATTTGTCTCGGTGGATATCCGCAGACAAGATATGCGCAAAAATCCGTTTGTATCCTGCTGCACTGGTCAAAGACACCGACACAAGCGGAAACACAGGCGCAGTCATTGTGGGAACAAATGAGCGGTGCAGGCGGTTTTTTGATGGGGGAAATACCTGTTGTGTCCGTGGATGCTTCTGGCGCTCCTGTGAGCGTGGGGCGTGATGAATACGGCGTATGTGAGTACGTTATAAACTTGATGATTACATACGAAAGGATGAGTTGAATGGCAGGATTTACAGGGGTTTATCCAGTATTTAATAACAAATTTAAAGTAGGTCCAGCAAAAGAATCACTTAAAACGATAGCAGAGATGGAGAGTTTTTCCGTTAAAGTGGACGGAACTGTTGAAGAGTGGACACCGATGGAAGCCGAAGGGTGGATCCGGCGTCTGATGACCGGAAAAAGCATTACGGTGTCTCTTAAAGGTAAGCGCAGTATTGGCGATGCCGGTAACGATTATATCTATGAATTGTCATGGAAAAGCGGAAGAGACTGCGACGGCTTTTTTGAATGGGAGTTTCCGTCCGGCGGAAAGATTGAGTTTGGCTGTGTCGTAAATGTTACAACACCCGGAGGCGGTGACAGTACAAATGTAGACGGGCTGGAGTTTAATATTATGTCGAGCGGAAAGCCGACATATACAGCACCTGCATCAGCGTAAATGAGGATGATCAAAGCACCCGTATCGGGTGCTCTGCTTGTTTGTTAGGAAAGGAAGAAAAGACAATGAAAATGTACACGGTGGATAACAAGCTGCTGACAGAATGCCCGGAAATCAGAATCGGGGATAGGGTGTATCCGATTGATGACCGGCAGAAAACCGTTGAAAAAATGAATAAAATTGCGTCTTCTGCGCAGCGTGAGAACATGATGGAAATGATTCGCGAAGTCCTAAAACTGGCGCTTGGTAAAGATGCGGCTAAAGAGATTGACGATGCAAACTACCCATTTGCGGCATCTCTGCGGATATTTGAGACGGTTGCGGCGGCTATGACCGGCGAAACGCCGGATCAGGTGAGTGCGCGATTTCAAAACGACAAAAACGAACCGTAATATTCAGTGGTACGATCTGGAATACGATAAGACACTGATTGAGCAGAGTATTGCAAAACAGTATGGCATCATCCCCTCTAAGCAGCCAGAGCTACATTATGCGGACTGGGTAAAGCTCGTTTCCGGGCTGATGGACGACACGCCGCTCGGGCGTGTGGTCGCTGTGCGAAGCGAGGATAATCCGGATATCTTGAAAGGCTTTACGCCTGCACAGAACCGCCTTAGATCAGAGTGGCGAACCTTTCAAGCGGAGCAGCAAGCGCAAACGATGTCAATGGATGATTGGACGCGTCAGATGGCCGAACTGGAACGGCAGCTTGCCGCAGTATTTGCATAGAAGGGAGGGGTTAGATGGCTGACGAGGTCGGCAGTATCGCGCTAAAGTTAAGATTAGACGGAAGCGATTTGACAGGCCAGTTTGAAAAAATCACGCAGAACATGCAAAAACAGATGCAAGCTCCGCTTGATAGAGTGAACGAAAATATCTCAAGCGCCTTTGACAAGCCAATGGAGAATGCAAGAAAATCCGTAGAACGGCAGTCTCAAGCTATCAAAAAGGAATTCACCAAACTAAACGAGGATTCAAAGCGGATACTTAAAACTGGGGCTATATCGGATATTCCGGATTATCTTAAATCATCAGACGCAAAAATGCCAGAACCGGAAACGCCAAAGGTGGATCTTTCGGAAGTTTTTCAGGCATCAACCGATCCGCAAGAATTGCTTAAGCAGAAATTGGCGAATATCAATTTGCAGATAGACGCAGAACGGCAGAAGCTTGCAGAGCTTAACGCGGAATTTCAGAAGGTGGATGCAGGCAGTGCAGCTTTCGACACGCTATCGGGGAAGATTACAGCATCAGAAAGCAAGCTGATTTCTTTGCAGGAGCGTTTGAATTCTACGCAAGCAAAAATTAAAAAGACAAGCGACAGCATAACAACCGAAGCGGACAAGGTATCAAAAAAAACCTCTGACAGCGTGAAGAAAAGCGCGGATTCCTCTTCCAAGCATATGGGAATGCTGGGACGCTCGATAAAAAGCGCATTCAAGTCAACGTTTGTCATGGCGGGGCTGTATGCTGTGTTCCGCGGGTTAAAATCCATGATGACGAACGCAGCAACACAAAATGCATCCTTTGCAAAGAGTCTAAACAGCGTAAAAGCAAATCTGAATGTGGCCTTTACGCCTATCATGCAAAGCATTATGCCGGTTTTAAATACATTGATGTCGGGACTTGCGGCGGCTACAAAGGCCATTGCTTCCTTTATCAGTGCGTTATTCGGCAAGACATATGCCGAATCCGTAGCAGCAACCAAAGGCATGCAGAAAAATGCAGATGCAGCGAAAGCCACGGCGGAAAGTCTTTCACAGGCATCATTTGACGAAATGAATATTATGTCTGCGCCGTCATCTGGGAGCGGGTCAGATGATGGAAGTGGCATTGACTACGATGCACTGGATATGAATGGCGATGCAGCCGCTGAAGGGCTTGCGGCAAAATTTAAACGAGCATTCGAAACGATTGGAAAGGGCTTTTATGATTATGTAATCGCGCCGGTTAAAGAGAATCTCTCAAAATTTGATGCACCAATAGATCGGTTTAAATCTTTGTTTGCGGGAATCGGGAAACAGTGTGCTGCGTGGATGCAGCCTCTTTCAGACTGGTTTAAGACTGATTTCAAGAATGCGGTATCCGTCAGCATATCGACGGTATCCACTGTTCTGGCCGGATTGATGGATGTCATTGCAACAGTGGCGGAAACAATCTGGAATGCGCTTGCGCCAGTCATCACATGGTTTGTGACAGACGGACTACCCCTATTTACCGATATGTGGGTCGGCTTAATGGAGATCGTGGGGGGTTGGTTTGATTATGTGAAAACTATATTTGACACCCTGTGGACAGGCGTAATTGAGCCTGTTTTCACGCTGATTTCCGGTATTATTCTCGACTGCTTCACCACGTTTCAGAATTTATGGGAAACATACGGACAAACGACGATTGACAATATCATGGCGATGTTTGAAACCGTAAAGAATCTGTTCTTGACGTTATGGAACAGCTTTTTGAAGCCCATATTTGATAATATCTTTGCGGTTTTACAGGAACTATGGACTGACCATCTGCAGCCGTTAATCGCACAGATCGGAGAATTTGTAATGAAGCTTTATAATGGTGCAATGGAAATTTATAATCAGTTTATTGCACCTATTGTAAACTGGATCGTGAATGTGTTAGGACCGCCGATAGCCGAGATATTTAATGCTATTGTAAGGCAGTTAGGGATTGTATTTGGAATCTTTTCTGACGTGCTGGGCGGCATATTCAGGGCGCTGGGAGGCCTGATCGATTTTATTGTCGGAATCTTCACCGGGAATTGGGAAAAAGCTTGGAACGGCATATGCGACTTTTTCGGCGGCATTTGGGATGGAATTTGGGGCATTGTTAAAGGCGCTGTAAACCTGATTATCAATGGAATTAACCTCTTATGGAAAGGCATCTACACCGTAGTTAAAGCTATTGTAGACGCAATTGGTGGTATTGCCGGGGCGCTCGGCGCGCTCTTTGGGCAGGATTGGAGTTTTTCGATGCCGGCAAATCCGCCACTGATTCCGCGTCTTGCAAACGGCGGTATTGTTGATCAGCCGACACTCGCAATGATCGGCGATAATACAGACGCGCGAAGCAATCCGGAGGTCGTCGCGCCGTTAAACAAGCTTAAATCCATGATGGGCGGCGCAGACGAAGAAACAAAATCACTGTTGCGCAGAATCATAGAATTACTTGAACACTTACAGCTGATTGTCAAAATCGGTGATGATACGGTTGCCTCTGCTGCTGTGCGCGGAATTAACGCGATAACGCGCATGACCGGCGACTGCCCCATTATAGTATGAGGTGACGGGATTATGATACTGAAAATAGGAAATATCGATGCATCTGGCCTGTTGTCAGGATATAAGGTGAGTTATGAAACGCTCCTATCAAGTAAGAGCGGACGCAACGCCAGAGGAAACAACACAGTTGAAATTGTCAATAGAAAATACAAAATCAACTGTTCTTTCGGACCGATGACGCAGGCACAGATGCAAAATTTTTTGTCGGCGGTGCAGGCATATGTGTTGTCGGTACAGTTTTTTGACCCGCGATCTGGAGCAGTTAAAACGATACGTGCTTATACCGGGACACCGGAGCCTGAGGCGTATTATGTTGAAGGTGTCGGCACAATGTATAAACCCTTTGATCTCAATTTTATCGAACTGTAAGGGGGGCTTTTGATGTACGAAGTATCTCAAAGTTGGAATAGCGGAATTACAGCGGATGCCCGCGACATACGAGCAAGGATCATTTTAGACGATACAACAGAATTTACTGATGATGCGGAAATCATAAGCATTAAGATCATTCGGGCTTGCAATACGGAAAGTCAGTTCTTTGGAAATGCTATATCATCCCAAATGGAGGCCGAAATGTACGAAAGTACGAAGACAGAAAGGCTTTCCGCTGGAATGATGATGCAGGTAGTATTCGCCCTGGAAGACGCGCCGCCCGATCAAGTCCCGATTACCCCCATGCGTATAAGCAAGGTGGAACGTGATCCGGATGCCGGAACGGTTAAATTAACGGCATACGATGCATTATATGAGGCGGATGCCTACACCGCAGATCAGATGGATGGCATTACATATCCAATAACGCTATCAGATTATGCGGTGGCGGCATCCGCTGTATTTGGGGTGACGCTGGCAAACACATCGTGGTATCATGCGGATCTGCAGTTAACCACGCCGCCTAACCTGTCCGGCTCGGAAACAATAAGAGAAGTAATTGCGTGGATTGCAGAAGCAGCATTTTGCAATGCTGTTATAGATCGTGCCGGGCATCTTGATTTTGTGGATGTGCGCGGAATTAACGTAAAACCGTACGTGATTGATGCAGATCAATACTACGAATGTACGATAGGCGAAGAAAGCGGGCCATATAATACACTTGTGCTTGCCCGTCTTCCGCAGGAGGATAATATTTACCGTGAAAATGATGTAGAAGTCACCACCAACGGGCGCAAGGAAATCAAGATTGCAGATAATCCATTTTTAGACAGCATTCGGGATAATGTAATAGATGACATGCTGGGTGCAATCGACGGTGTCCAATTTTATGCTGTGAACATGGACTGGCGCGGGAATCCAGCTCTTGATATGGGCGATAGAGTCGCAATAGTTTCCACGAACGAAAAGCAGTACAGCACGTTTTATGGATCGGAAACACTGGAATATGACGGCGGTCTACGATGCACGGGCGAGACGCTGGCACTGACGGAAACCGAAACGGCATATAAGAAGGCCTCCAGCATAAAGGATACCGTGCGGCGCACAGAGCTTGCCGTCGATAAAGTAAACGGCGAAATCGCCGGGATCGCAGAGCGGGTGGATACGGAGCTTTCCGATATCAGCCAGCAGGTAGAAACAGCGCGGGCGGAGTTTTCGGCAACGGCAAATGGAATAACCCAGCAGGTATCCAACCAGAGCGAGCAGATTGACAGAATAAGCGGAAATGTGGAATCCGTCGAAGAACGGCTTGCGGCCCTGTCCGTCACAGTGGACGGCGTATCCGCGCAGACGCAGCATCGGGGCGGAGCAAACCTGCTCAAGGGCACAGCCGCCTACAGCCTGGACAACTGGGATGCAGATGACGGCGTGTCACTGTCCCGCGACGGGGCGTACGCCTCAGACGTGCGGCAGCATTCGGCGGCCGGCGGCGGGTTTGCGCTGCCGACCGGCACACACATCGCGCAGACCGTAACCACTATACCGGACGGGCAGTACTGCTGGATGCTCCGGTACAAGCTGACCGGCTCCGGCGCGACCCCCGGCACCGTAACGGCAGGAGGCATGGAAACAGCCCTGCCGCCAGAATCTGAATGGGCGCAGGCAAAAGGCAACCTCATCGCCCCCGGTACGGCGCTGGATTTTGCAGTCAACTGCACAGCCGGAACACTGCTCATCGCCGACCTTATCCTCATGCCGGGGCTTGAGGTGTCGGATTGGCAGCAGGCGCAAAACGAGATCCTGACGGACGGCATGACGTTTGCGGATGGTGTGCTGTCCATCGGCCAGAGCGGGGACAAGCTGTCCACCCGCATGGACAACGCGTCGTTTGCCGTCAAAAACAATGCGTCCGGTAAATATGAAGCATACTTTGACCAAGGCGGTGCCGAATTTGGCAAGTCCACTGTGCGGGGATCCCTGACGGTAGACCCGGAATCCCGTACAAAAGGACTGGTTATCACGCCGGACGGCACGGGACACGTCCTGTTTACGGTCAATGATTAGGAGGTAGTAACTTGGCAGCAAGCGGAAGAATTAACGGCAGCTGTACCGGAAGCGGCGGAAGCAAGTATAACTTTTGGGTTGACTGGGAAGAAAGCAATGTATCCCAGTCCGGCAACAACTCCCGCATAACCTTTTGGCTGCGGGTAAAGAGAAACGACGGAGTAGCAAACTCCGCCTGGAACCGGAACAAAAAACCGGCTGTCACGCTGAAAATAGACGGTCAGGCAGTTGCGCTGGACAGTCTGGACTATATTGATACGCGCAACAACGCAACATGCACTTTTGGCGTGTACTATACCATCCGCACACACAATGAGGATGGCTCCAAAAGCTTAAGCGTCGCCGCATCCTTTGCAATGTACGACACGCCGACGCTCACAGGAGGGTCCTTGTCCGGAGCGGCAAATCTTACGACCATCCTGCGCCAGTCCGCGCTTAAAAGCGTGCCCGCGATTACGATCGGCCAGCCTGCGACGGTCACCTTCAGCGCGCCGGTATCATCCTGGACGCACAGGCTTGATGTGGTATTTGGTAGCATAACCATCGTCAAAAATTTATCCGCCGGCGCGACGTCCGTTACGCTGACAGAGGCTGAGACGGCGCGGATGGCCGCAGCCATCCCGAATGCAAACATCGGCAGAGGCACGATGACGCTAACCAACAGCGTGGGCGTATCCACGGCGGCGGACTTTACGGCAAGCATCGATGTATCCGCCGCGTCACCAAAATGGTCTGGCACCTTTGCCTTTGCGGATATCACCCATGCCTCGATCACTGGAGACAGTCAAAAGATTATCTCCGGCATATCGGATGTACAGATCACCATTCCCGCCGCTGCGGCATCCGCGCAGCAGTCGGCAGGCATGGTCAAATATATCGCCTCCTGCGGCAATGTAACCGGCTCCGCCGCATACAGCGCAACCACCCCCGTGACGATCACCCTGAAGGATGTATCCGCCGCACAGATCACCGTGGCCGCGGTAGATAGCCGAGGCAATCAGACTGCGGTCAGCAAAACGGCGGAGGTTATCCCCTACACGCCGCCGGTCGTCCGGTCGGTCAATGCGCGCCGCGTGAACGGCAGCACGGCGGAGGTCATACTGGATCTTACCGCATCCATTTACGGCGATCTCATCGGCACGACAACCAATGCCGTGCAGTCGCTGTCCTACACCTATACCCCAGATGGAGGGACTGCATCGGACGCGATCCGGATCACGCCAACCGTATCCGGCGGGACGGTGCGTTTTAGCGCATCGATCCAGGGCGATCTTGGCACGGGCGGATTTGCGATCAAAAACAGCTATACCATCACCGTCACACTGGCGGATAAGCTGTCCAGTGCAGTGCTTTCCGCGCCCTTAAACTCTGGCATCGTCATCCTGGACCTGTACCGCAGCGGGGATACCTACGGCGTCGGGATAGGCGCGCTGTTTGAGCCAAAGATTGCGGCAATGCTGCAGATCGATGGGGCGGGCGTTATGGACTACCCTGTCGAGCAAGGTGCGTCCGGGATATGGTCTTACCGTATCTGGGCAAGCGGCCTGCGCGAATGCTGGGGGCGTATTGACAAAACACTTACAGTCAGCACCGCATACGGCAGCGGATATTATAACGGCAGTGTACTTTCTGTCGCGCCGCCGGCTGGACTGTTTAGCGATGATCCGGATGTATGGGGGCAGGTAAGGCCCTATAACGCACAGATTTACGGTTTTGCCCTGGCGTCTGTGCAAAAGACGTCGATCGCCTATTATATTACGTCAGACAAAAGCCAGAGCAGTGGACATGTATATATCTCACTGTATGCAAGACAAGGAGTGTGATGCAGATGATAGCAGATTATATATTACAACGATATCATATCGGTGCTATTAAGGATTATACTGCGTTGGAAGGAAGCCTAAAAGCCGGTGAGGAAACAATGTACCGGACATTTTTGCTGCATACCGACTATGTCCCCAACAAAATTGTTGAGGCACAGGCGCTCGGCATACCGCTGGATCAGGACTACACAGAGGTCTTACAGGCGCGCGCATATGCACGTCAAAGATTATCTGAATTAGGGGTTGGGACATGATGGCGGAAATGATTGTAGCTATCTTGTCCGGCGTGGGTACGCTATTAGGGAGCATTTGCGGCATTTTGGCTTCAAACAGGCTGACGACCTATCGCATCAAAAAGCTGGAAGAGAAAGTAGACAAGCATAACAGCGTAATTGAACGGGTGTACCGCTTGGAGGAAAGCGCGAAATCCGCACATCACAGAATTGATGAAATCAGAGAGGAGTTAACGCATGAAAATTAATTGGACAGTCAGAATCAAAAATCCGCAATGGTGGGCGCAGATCGCGCTTGCTGTAATCCTGCCGGTATTGGGCTACTACGGTATGACCGGCGCGGACATTACCACATGGGGCGCGGTCTGGGACACGCTTTTACGGGCGATCTCCAACCCGTATGTGCTGGTGTTGGCGGCGGTATCCGCGTACAATGCAATTGTAGATCCGACCACTGCGGGAATCGGGGACAGTACACAGGCATTAACTTATACGGTCCCGAAAGCAAAAACGGAGGGAACAGAGAATGCTTAAAATGATTGACGTATCGGCATATCAGCCGAATATTGTTTATGCAAAAGTAAAGGCGGCAGGTATCGACGGCGTAATTCTGCGCTGCGGCTTTACCGGCTGGGGCAGCTCGCACAGCTTAAACAAGGATACGAAATTTGAAGCGCATTACGCCGGCTTTACCGGGGCGGGTATTCCGGTCGGCGCATACTACTACAGCACGGCGGACAGCGTGGACTTCGCAAAGAAAGAGGCAGGATTCGTGCAGTCGCTTTTGAAAGGCAAAAAGCTTGCCTTCCCCGTCTACTATGACATTGAAAACAACGAGCGGCAGGCGGCGCTGTCCATGTCCCTGCTCACCCAGATCGCCGAAGTGTTCTGTGAGTCGATGGAGGAAGCGGGCTATTTTGTGGGCGTGTATGCAAACACAAACTGGTTTACGAATAAATTGGACCATGCGGCGCTGTCAGAAAAATACACCGTCTGGCTTGCGGATTACCGCGGGGCAAACGCAAACAAGACCTTGAAGCGCGACATGTGGCAGTATACCTCGACCGGCCGTGTAAACGGCATTGAGGGAAATGTCGATATGAACGAATGCTATCGGGACTTTCCCAGCATTATCCGAAAAGCTGGCTTAAACGGCTACAGCAAAATGATCTCCAGCGCAACGGCACCGAAGTCGGAACCGGAAAAAGCGGATACGTATACGGTAAAGCCGGGCGACAGTTTTTGGAAGATTGCGGAGAAAGAGCTTGGGGACGGCAGCCGGTACA